GGGAATTTTATCCTGAAAATAAGATGGTGCGATTGATTAATAGCAGACCTGACCGATTTAAATCGAAGGTTGGACCATGGATAAAACAAATTGAGCAACGGGTTTACAAAAACAAGTGCTTTGTCAAGGGACAACAAGTAAATCACTATGGTCGCCAATTGATATCATTACTCAAATGGGATTACATATTGGAGACTGACTATACGTCGTTCGAAGCTGGTTTTAGCCCTGAGTACACTGACGTTGTGGAATGCGCACTCTGGAGATATATGCTCAAAAATAATCCCGATGCATTAACTGTGATCATGGGGTGTTATAAAAATGGAAAATCCCCAAGAATTGAGTATCTCAATAATCAGGAATATGGAGCCCGCATAGTTGGCTCTAGGATGTCAGGAGATATGTGGACGTCCCTGGCAAATGGGTTTTCAAATTTGATGAACATTATGTACATCGCTGATAAAAATAACGAATCTATTGATGGTTTTGTTGAAGGTGATGATGGAATTTTTGGAATGAACCAACCATTTATACATGAACAGGACTTTGCCGATCTGGGATTTAAAATCAAAATGAATTATGGCAGAGATCTATCTCATACTCGATTCTGTGGTAATTGCTTTGACACGCAAACCTTACATACTCTAATACCACCAGAACAATTAACCCGCCTATTCTGGACTTGCAGCGCGCAATATGTGCACTCACCAACGAAGAAATTGATGGAATTGCTACGTGCTAAAGCACTTTGTTTGCTTTATACTGCCAACCATACACCAATTATTGGAGTCATGGCACAACAAGTTCTCAAAATTATTGGAAAAGGCAAAATGGAATATGAACCTGAACAATTGTGGTATATCAAAACCACAATGACCAACAAACAGCGAAAACAACGCAATATAAACTTATCAATCCATTTTCGCGATAGATTATTGTATCAAGAGCAATTTGGAATATCAGTCACAACACAAATTGCATTAGAATCCATGATATTGAAAGCCACTTCGCTGGAACAATTGGATCTGCCGATACCTCTAATGGATAATTCCATGGTATCGGGCATTCGATACTGACAACTG